GTCAAGCAACGCCTGACGTCCCCGGAGTTCATCGACCTCCAGAAGGCATACGCACCTGATGGTGGCTGGGAAGCCACCGCCGAGTCGTGGATGGCCAGCCGGATCGTGTTCGGCACCGACCACCGCGCCTCCGGTTCCAACGGAAGTAGCGAGAAGGACCCGAACTTCCAAGCGGTCGGTATGCGGTCGCGGATCTACGGTAAGCGTGCCGACCTCATCATCGTGGACGACGCCGTGGACGGCAACAACGTCAACGAGTACGAGAAGCAACGCAAGTGGCTGTTCCGTGAAGTCGCCTCACGTCTTGAGGCGGGCGGCAAGATGCTTGTTGTTGGGACCCGTATCGCCGGCATCGACCTTTACTCCCATCTCCTGGACGAGGAGTCCTACCCATCCGGTAGGTCTCCGTGGACCCACCTGGCCTCCCCGGCGATCCTGGAGGAGGGCGAAACACCTGCCGACCATGTGACCTTGTGGCCAGAAGCTGACCGTCCCTGGGTGGAGTCCGACGACGACCTGGACGAATGCCTGTGCGAAGGCAAGGACCCTTTGTGTGGTGTCGGCCGTGTCGTCAACGGGGTCACCCACTATCCGCGGTGGAACGGCTACCACCTGGAGATGGGGCCCCGTTCGGAGAACGACGCCCAACAGTGGGCGCTGGTCTACCAGCAGACGTCGGTGGATGAGAACTCGACGTTCCCGGTCCATGCGGTAGCGAAGTCGACCAACAAGTGGCGCCAGTCCGGTCTCCTCAAGGACAACCAGCAGGGCCACCCCATCGGCGGCATGCACGAGAAGTATGTGATCGCCTCCTGCGACCCGTCCATCAAGGGCTACGCCGGCATCATCGTCATCGCGGTCGACCGCAAGACGGAACGCCGCTACCTGTTGAACGCCTGGAACTTGAAAGCTCCCACCCCGTCGGAGCTCAAGGCGAAGATGCAGTCGATCACCACCGACTACAAGGTGCATGAGTGGCGGGTTGAGAAGACGGGTCTGCTCCAGTTCTTCACCCAGGACGCCGAGATGCGTCTGTGGTTCACCACCCGCGGCGTGAAGTTCCGTGAGCACCAGACCGACCGGCAGACCAAATGGGACCCCGGCTACGGCGTCGCCTCCATGTCGCCCCTGTTCGGGTTCTGGGAGAAGGCCACCGAGTCGCATGGCCGCGACGTCGGAGACTGGCGTGAGATCCAGTCGCCGCTGATCGAGCTCCCCCGGGCACAGAACAACGACGCCATCAAGGCGCTCGTGCACCAGTTGGTGATCTGGTCGCCGCAGCTGGACCCGAAGCGGACACCGTGCGACCTGGTGATGGCGCTGTGGTTCGCCGAGATCGCCGCACGCGAACACCTCCGTAAGGGGTTCGCCGGCACCATCAAGCCCTTCAAGAGGGCCGAACGCTTCCTCCCACGGGGTCGGAAAAACCGAACGACTGTAAGAGTCGCCGACCTGAGTTCGGGCTGGAACCAGTAAAGGAGAGCCGTGCGTAGCACAGCTGAGATCACGGGGCGCCTTGACGCGCTCAAGCAGCGCAACGCTGCCCGTGACAAGCGTCACCGCGACGTACTGGCTATCCGCCGCGGCGACTACTCGCAGATCGCCGGGGATGCACTCCCGGAGGACTTCGACAAGCCGCTGGTGTCGAACCTGGTGGACACTGCGGCCAGGGATATGTCGGAGGTTATGGCGCCCCTGCCGTCATTCTCGTGCGGGTCAGTGTCGGCACAGTCCGACACAGCGAAACGGTTCGCAGAGAAGCGAACCCAGATCGCCAACTCGTATGTGCAGCGTGCCCGTCTCCAAACCCAGATGTTCGGTGGTGCTGACCGTTACGGAACCCTCGGGTTCCTGGCGTTCGTGGTCGACCCCGACTTCACCGACAGGGCCCCGGTCCCCCGCGTGGAGACCGCCCACCACGTCTACTACGCCCGCGACTACCGCGGCCGAGTGTGTGAATACTTCACGACGTCGATGGTGCCGGTCGAGGAGCTGTGTTACCGCTTCCCCGACAAGCGGGAAGCGATCGAAGCCTGTTTCCCGAACGGCACCCGCCGTGACGACATCGAGCTCGTCACCTACATCGACAAGTATTGCCGGGTCGCCTACCTGCCTGACGGTGACGTGATCCTGGCCCAGGTGGACAACCCGATCGACCGGGTGCCGGTCGCCATCGTGGAACGTCCCACCATCACCGACGACGCCCACGGCCAGTTCGATGACGTGATCTGGGTGCAGATCGCCCGTGCGATGGTTCAGCACTACACGATGTCTGCGCTTGAGCAGTCGGTGAATGCGCCGCTGGTTCTGCCGAACGACGTGCAGGAGCTGGAACTTGGCCCGCTGGCCACGTTGCAAACCGACAACCCGGCCGGTGTCGGCCGCGTCCCGTTGCAGATCCCGCAGGGCGTGTTCCCTTCGGCCGAGATCCTGATTAACGAACAACGTGTCGGGTCCCGGTATCCCGAAGGGCGTTCCGGTTCGATCGACGCTTCGATCATCACCGGCCAGGGCGTCCAAGCCCTCATGGGCACGTTCGACACGCAGATCCAAACCTTCCAGCGGCTGTGCGCGATCGCCCTCGAAGACGTCGTGTCGATCTGTTTCGAGATGGACGAGAAGCTGTGGGCGAACGTCGAGAAGACGGTTCGCATCAAGGACCAGGGTTCCCCGTATGAGGTGACCTACAAGCCGGTCAAGGACATCCGTGGCGACTACACGGTGGACGTGTCCTACGGTGCCATCGCCGGCCTTGACCCGAACCGAGCACTGGTGTTCATCCTCCAGACGTTGGCGGGTGGACTCATCTCTGAGGACACCGCCCGCAACTATCTGCCGGTCGACCTGAACTCCGCCAAGGAGAGTGAGCAGATCTCCGTCGAGGCGATCCGCAAGTCGTTGCTCGGTTCGGTTGCCATGTTGCCGCAGGCGATCCCGATGATGGCCACACAGGGCCAGGACCCGCGGGAGATCGTGTTGCAGGTTGGCGAGTTCCTGGACCTGGTTCAGAAGGGCAAGTCGATCGAGGAAGCAACCGAGAAGGTGTTCGCGCCCAAGCAGGCGCCGGCCCCCGAGAACCCCGTAGAGCAGCTGACCGCACCCGCCACACCGGGTGCCCCACAGTCTCCCGGACAGACCCTTCTGATGGGTCTGGCTGGGACCACGCCCGGAGGGGACCCGAACCTCCAGGCGAATGTGTCAAGCCGACAACCCGTCTAAGAAAGGCAATCATGCCCGACGTGAACAAGAACCGGGGCGGGAAGGCTACCTCGCCCGTCACCAAGCCCATCAAGTCCGGGACCCCGAAGGCCGGTGGATACGACTCCGCTCCTCGCAGCGAGCAGTTCACCCACACGCAGAAGACCCACGGCCACGGTGGTTCAGGCAAGGGCGCTCACTGAGCCCATGTCCGACGACTTGACTCCGCCGTTCGAGGAGCCAGTCGGCTCCTCACCTGACGACCAGGATGAGCTGGTCGACGGGGCGGCGGAGGAAGTCGACTTCTTCGTTCTGAACAACTGGATCGACGGGACCGCCCACCTTCTCGGCTTCACGGGAATGCTCAAAGCCATCCGTGAGGACGGCTCCCTGGTGGCCTTCCACGTTGGGTTCGGGATCAACCACTACGAGGCCATCGGCCTCCACCGCAAGGCGCTCCAGGTCATCGAGGAAGACGCCGAGATGGACTCATATTGGGAGGAAGACTGATGGGCGTAGTTGAGATCATCCTGATCGTCCTTCTGGTTGTTGTCGTGCTGAGGCTCCTCCTGTGAGCCCGCGTGGTGGCTACCAAGAGCCTTCCCATCCGGCCGCTGTCTCCGGTCCCGGAGCTCTCTCCCAGCGCACCGATGGTTCCGGGCCGCAGGGCGCCAAGGACATCCCTGACGCCAAGTACGGCGAGCAGAAGCAGTTCCACGACATCGAAGGTGGAGCCCCCATGCAGGGCGGGGGGTCTGCTCCCCCTCCGCCCGTACCTTTCGACGGCGACACGCAACGCCCCGATGAGCCTGTCACGGCCGGCGCCGCTGCCGGCCCGGGTCCTGGACCCGCAGCCGCAGGCATCCAGCCCGACCTGGCACAGGACGACTACAACAACATGAAGTCGCTCATCCCGGGTCTGGAGCTGATCGCCAACCAGCCCCAAGCCAACCCTTCCACGCGGGCGCTTCTGCGCCACCTCAAGTCGTTAGGTAGTTAGTTGAGCATCTTCGGCGACATTCTCGATGTGGCGGAAGACGCCGCGGGGATGGCCGGGAACACGGTGAAGTCCGTCACGAAGGCGGTGACCGCCCCCGTGCTGGTTCCTGCCGGCGTGGTGTGGGACATCGCCACCTCTCCTTCCGACTGGCGTGGAGACCTTGGCCAGGGCCTGGGGACTTTCATGGCCCGCACCACCGGGCCGCTGACTGACACGTCCACCTTCTCCGGTTCGCTTGCTGAGCCTGTGATGAAGGGCATCGAGCATGTCTACCGTGAGGAGATCTCGGAGCCGACTTCGGCCGGGATCACCGACATCGACAAGGCGTGGCAGACCCACGACTTCGGCTCCCTGTTCGATGACAAGCAGTGGGACCAGGCATACAAGGTTGCGCAGAACCGTTCGATCGGCCAGTCGGCGACACTCCTCATGCACAACCATGAGGGGTTCACTCGTTCCATCCCGGTCGCCGGCGCCTACCTTGGTGCCGGCTCGAAGGGTGGTGACGCACCTGACGTCATCGACCCGTTCCGTGAGGACGCCTACGCCTCCCTGAACAAGGGATCACCGTTCCTGACGTCGCTGACGTCGGGCGGCATCGACGCCACCGTGCGTTGGTATGTCGACCCGGGCCTCCTCGCCGGCAAGGCGTGGGCGGGTGCGAAGGCTGCACGTCAGCTGCGTCCGATCACCGACGCCGAACAGGGCAGCATCAAGGCCCTGTCGGAGACCGAGACCGGCAAGAAGATCGGTGTCGGCAACTTCTCCTTCACCCCGGTGCCTGGGCTCAAGACCCGCTACGACGCCCTGACTGGCAACATCGAGAACGGTGTCCACAGCCCGGGTTGGATCGACGGCAAGGGCGCCACCCAGATCTACCGCGGCTACAAGCCGTTGCAGGAGATCGACGGCGGAACCCAGATCGCTGACCTGTTCGCGCAGACGAACAAGATCGAGAACATCGCCGACAGGATCAACACACGCCGCACCATCCTGCGTGTCCTGAACGGCGACCACGAGACGATCGCCGACCTGGAGGGTGGCCAGAAGTTCCTGGCCGACCAGCTCACCAACATCGGCAACGAGTCCATCACCGGGTCGAAGGCTCAAGTAGTGGTGGACGACGTGTTCCGCACCCTCGCCGGCAAGGGCTACACGCCCCCGACTCTGCCGGCCGGCTCGAACCCGGCCAACATCGCTGAGGCTGAGCGTCAACTCGGCAACGTCCCGGATCTCCAGAAGTGGCTCCAGAACGAGGAGGAGCGCCTCGGCACCCTCCTCGGCACCCTAGACACGAGCGGCCAACCCGGTTTCGCCGGCCGTCTCCGCACCGTCACCATCCCCGGCCCTTCCGCTGAGCGCATGATGGGCCGCGAGGAAGGGAAGGGCATCCTTCGCGGTGGCAAGGAAGCGAACACTGGTCACCCGCTGGTCAACTCGA